GATTGATCCATAAATACTTTTGGCGCTGATCGATCACTCGCTGTAACTGGGCTTTTTCTTTGTGAAAGCGCAGCTTGCAGTATTTTTGATAGTTCATTGCCAGCAGCTTCTATGCCTTGCTTGCCAACATTCGATGCTATGGCATTTGTAGAATTTTGTATTGCCGCAGCTTGCTGATCCTCTAGCCCTCGATTTCTTTCTCGCGTTTGCTGCATCCTTAAAGCTTGTACTGCGTTAGCTCTGTTTGCGTTTCGGTTTTGCAACGCAACGCCAGCGCCCTGCGCTACAATACTCCCTATTGTCATTGGATCACACATTAGTTCACTACCTTTACGCTGCCGCCAGTTACGGGGTCGAATAGTCCGGCGATTGTGGATGGCGCTGTATTAGCGCCCTTTTGATTAACCGATCCAGTTACACGCTTGGGCGCTCCTGTTGCGACTGCACTAGGATCAACGTTGTAAGATGGATCGTATGATCGTTTTACAAAATCAGTAAAAAAATCTACTACTTCTGTTTCGGTAGGCTCTTTGTATGGCTGGGATCTGCCAACAACATCGAAAGCGTTTATCGCAGCTGTTTGAGCGTTAATTGTAGGTATGTCCTCACTATCGACGGCTAGACCTTGTAGTTCACCAGTTAAATCAGTTTTACCGCCCGTAACGTAATTACGATTAGCACCCATGTACTGATCGACAATGCTATCAATACGTCCTTCTTCGCCACCTTCTGCACCAGCAAGTATTCCTAAATCATCGTCAACGTCTGATTGTGCAAGCATGCCAGCAGATTTGTATACATCGTATATACCCCTTACCGCATCATCGTAAGCAGTTGTAAACGCTTCGGATAATCCACCTTCTCGATAATCTGTGCCTAGCTGATTGTAATAATCATCTGTAGCAAACGTAAATTGTTCGTTAAGCAATCCTAATTGTTTTTGTAATGCAGCATCACGCAATGCTAGTGCATCGAGCAACGCTTGGTTTACTACGGATGCAGTGCTAGTACCGCCTCCGCCTTCGTCGTCGTCGTCGTCATCAGTTGTTGTAGTGGTCGTAGTGGTTGTGTTATTTCCGCCACCAGTAACTGTAGATCCGCCACCTGACGTAAAGTTTCCAGATCCGTCGTTTGTAAGAATATTTCCTGTTGGACCTGCTAGTGTAACGCCAGCATTATTAACGTAAGTTATGTTGCCACTTCCAAACGAGTTTGGATCGTCATCAGAAAATATATTCACAAAACCACTATCATCCTCACCACCAGATTTAATAAATCTGTCCAAAGCATTAGTGTTGGCAATATTTACGTTGTTGTTTGTCGGGTAATATAAAGAACCATCAGCGTTTGTTGCCATACTTGCATCACCGCCAAGTAAACTACCAACTAACGTTCTATTCCCGTCACCATCAACACTTACTATTGCTGGATTTCCAGGATTTGCTGGCGCACCTGGCGTTACTTTTCCGCCAAGATTCATAACGCCTACGTTACCCATAGACGTTATGCCAGCATTAGCATTGTTAATGGTATTATTATTATTGTTGTTGTTATTGTTGTTGTTATTGTTGTTGTTATTGTTGTTGTTAAACTGATTGCTGTTATAAGTCTCAGTAACAGCCGCACCGCCGGAAGTAATTTCTTTCCATGTATCTGACCACCAGCCCATTATATTATCCTCGAGCTATCGCTAGGCGCAAACAGCTGCGCCATTTCATATCGGTTTTTGTTTCGCGCCTCGAGTTGTGCCTGTGTTGCTAGACCTTCTGTCGCGTTAGCAAAAAGATTAGTTAATGGATTGTATTCCGGCACTTGTGTATTTGCCATAATCTGATTAGCCGCTGTACTTGCAATCAGTGTGGGATCAGCCAGTGACGCATTTTGCGTAAGTAAATTACTTTTTACGTTTGCAAGATTAGTCCGCATAGCATTGGCAATCGATTCACCTTTTCTTGCCGCTGCTAATTCTTGCGCTGCTAGTTGTTTTTTTAATTTGTTTTCTCGATCAATACGTTCGCTCGATTGCAACTGATTACTTCGAGCAAGAGCAATTCTGAGGTTTTTCATTGCATCAGTGTACTGATCTTCTATTTGTGGGTTAGCGTAATTCATATAGTCGGACGCAATGCCACTATAAAAATCATCACCATAGCCAGCAAACGCAGCATCAATGTTTTCTTTGCCTTGCGTAATCCGCCCTTGCCTAGCTTCTTCCTCTGCAAGTTGGCGCTGGTATTCTTCTTCCATTGCCCTGTTGCTGCCGCCACCTAAACACATTTTATGCCACCATGCCCTTTCTGCGCCACTTTACATTTGTGTCCGACAATCGAACGTAGCTAAAAACTTTAAAATCTTCGCCGTTTTTGCCATATTTTTTCAGCGTACATTCTTCTTTCAGTCCTAAAAATTTTAACCACTTATGCACTTCGTCATAACCCTCGATACTGTACGCTTCGACCCTATGCGCTCTTGCTCTATCTAATGCTGGTATTATAGCGCGAATTATCTGTTTTGTCAGGAAAACGCCGATACTTTTAAACTTGTCAGTCGCAAACATCCCAAGTGTCCACACGCCAGGACGCACGGGTATATAACTTATAATGGCTATTGGATTGTTTGGTTCTTTTTCAACGCAATAAACCGTTTCAAAATCAGCTAAATTATTTGCAATATTATAGGCTAAATCTTTTTTATCTTCTGTGTATCGTAATGCAGATATTTCTTCAAAATCCCGATGCCGCATATTTGAAGCAACATGAAACACATCTTCTGGTTCAGCGTGACGTATTATCATCCGCTTTCTCCGCTAGTATAGTGTATTGCGATATTTCCTAGTTTTGCTGCACCTGGCTTAGTGCATGTGAGCCTTGGCGCAATATGAGTAGAGTAACCATTTATTGCTGCTCGGCCTAACCCAAACGTTGTTTTATTTACTGTCGCTACTTCCTCGAGCGCAGTAATGTCTTGCGGATCTGTTGCAATACTTACCGTCCAGACGTTTTCGCAAGTAACATCGATGCTGTTGTAGTCTTTGAATGTTGCTGGGCTTCCGCTATCCAAAAACGGCATTTGCACAACAACTTCTGAACTGTCGTAGATGTTGCCGTCCTCACCGCCTAGCGAATATAATTTATTGCCGCTTCTGCATAAAGTTTGTCGCCCGTCGTATGCCCATCGATCAACAACAAAACCTGGCTCATATACAGACCATGCAGATACTTTTGATGAAGGGAAATAGCTAAACACATACATTGTCGAGCCGATTGCCAGTATGTATCGACCATCACGTTGCTCAAGCGTTGCTTTTGCCTTTTCTGCTAGTGTTCGATTGTCTTGTATTGATTTAACAATAAGTTCGTCAATTGGATTGCCAATGTCGCCTACAAACGCAGCATTTGACGAGTCTCGAGAGCGCAAACTACGCAAACCAGACAAAGACAAATAAAATACATCGTTTTCGCCAAACTCTACCACACTGTCAGGAGCTATTGTTCCTGTGTTTTGCAAAACTTGGATTTGCTGGTTTAATGCTGGATCAGGGTCAACAAACCATATTTGTATTGCCTCTTGTGCTAATACGGCCAGATTATCAAAATAAGTCGCCATTGCTTTAAGATCTTCCGACCCTCGAGAATGGTTAGCGAGGTTTATAAACCCTGCACTTTGCGTCGTGTCGTTCCATTCTGTCGGATCGTCGATTGCAGAGAAGTGCAGCAAACTATCTGATAATGCGTACATTTTTGTTTTTACTGGCATTACAAACTTGCCAGGAGAATACGCATTGATCGTTACGGCATCAGCCCCACCATCTAAATAGTTTTGAGTTGTCGGATCAAACGCAGTAGTTACATTGCCAGTAGTTGTAATCGCAACGGTCTTGTTGTTGTGTGCAGAGGTGCTTTCTTTTGCAATAATATTTACAAAAGCATTGACCGCTGTGGCTTCGTATTCCGGTGCAGACGCAAAACTGTTGATAGCCGCTGCAACTTTAATTGCTGTATAGCTGTGCGACGTTTCCCAAACAACTTGAGAGCCAATTAAATTTATACCGTCAACAGTAATTGCAGTGACCGCGTTATCAACGCCGCCCGACATATGATTTATATTGCCAACGGTAAACGCACCAGTAACCTCGAGCGTAATCTGGAAATTATTGTAAGCTATGCCTACCGCTGGCGCTGTAATTGTAACAACATCACCCGTTGCATTAGCAGTATAATCACTAGCTCCACTGGTTATCGCAGCGGCAATGTTAGATGCAGTTAAAGTGTTCGATCCGTTATGATTAACAGCGGCATCAATAATATCTACATTATTTATACGCAAAAAGCGTAATTCATCACCTGGATTTGACGTACCACCAGTTATTTGTATCGATGCAGTAGCCGCAGTGCCGCCCACACTACCAGCTGTTATCTGAAAAGTGTTTCTTGCTCTGCCGTCAAACCAATCTGTAATCCGCGTACCATCATAATAATGATATATTCGACCGTCTGCGAATTGTGCTGCAACATATAACTTACCGTTGTAAAACTCTACTGAATGAACGTTTGTAAGTGCTTCGCCACTAGGATGCTGCAATTGAACATATGTAAGGTTTGTCGGGGTATTAGCTGGAAATGTAACAGCAGAAGATGCCGCAGATCCGAACGTATAAATCTGACCAGCTGCCGCTGCTAATCCTATTGTGTTAGACGGTAAGTCTACAATTTCAACAAAAGCGGGTCTCTTTTCTATTTCACCACCGCGAGTAATATGAGCATTTTTCAACTCAATCAGCGTACCAGGAGGCGCTGTCACATTCATACGTCTGCGGTCTAAACCACCTCTAAAATCCTCGACCAGTACATAAGGCATTAGCTACCCCCTGTTGTCGCAATCAAAGGTGGGCCTTTTGGTTGATAGATCCCTTCCGGTTCACCGCCACCAATAACAAAGGTTTCGGTCTTGCTCATTCTCGCTTTTAGTCGAGCATAATGCGCTTGTGCAGCCGCCAGCTTATTTTGTGCGTCTGCCTGTTTTTGGCGTGAAAGTATTTCTGCAGCCGAGTATAAAATTATTAACTGATCGTCCAAATCAGCTGTATCTGCTTCGGCAACAAACGGACTAAGATTGCGAATACCGTATATCCTTACACTATCCGTTCCTGTTGTTGCGTTTGAGTTATTTGCAGGGATTGGCCAAAACTCTATTTGATTGTTTTCGTAAGTATCAAAACGTCTGATCGGTGAAGATTGTATTCCTCGATCACTGTCATGCTGATTATATTCTTGTGCGCCAATCCCGTAATGAAGCTTTGTCCAATAGTCGCCATGTTTAGTTTCAATGCGCTCTATACGCTCAAACACTAATCCATCAGGCACATCATAATATCGCTGGCCAGCATTTATCGCTATGTCACGGGTAATGCGTAAAAACGGCCAGCTATAATCTTCCCATAGCCGCCGTTGTGTACGCTGCAACATATTAATAAATACATCCCTCGTTGCTTTGCCCAGATTAGGCTGTAGCGAGTGACCAACTTCTGCCCTCAAATCGGTTACAAGTTGACCTAATGATGTGCCTCTAGCCATGTGCTATCCCTCGACGTATGCCTCGTTTATTTCAGTTGTGGGATCGTCAGCTATGTAATGGCCTTTTGCATCCCTCGCTCTTTTACGAGTTGTTTTCTTTTTTGCTGGCTTTTTCTTTTCTGGCGTAAATGTTGGATCTAAAAGCTCCGCTGGAATACGGGCTGCTTCCAGCGAATTAGGAAGATCCCCGTATTGATTAAATAAATTTACAACTTTTTGATCGCCGTAAAATTCACCTAATCTGTTTCGTTCTTGATCCATAGTCGCATCAAGTTCGCCAGTAACTCTAATATTTGTAACGGCATCACCGCCATGTATTGATTGCAACAGCATTATTTCCGCTGGTGTAACCATTGATTTTGCTACAACGCTGCGAATATCTCCTCCTATCGCAACAGTGCATGAACATTTATCAAACATATTTTCCTCCTGTTGAAAGGAGGGCGCGAACGCCCCCCTGATTAAATTAAACGATTTCGTAAACGCCGTGACAGTTCAGCTGAGTTGCTGAAAGTGCCGCAGTTGTAGTAACCGCACGATACATCACGTACTGGTCAGCTGGTCTTGCTGGTGAGTGACGCTTCATTTTCTCGCCGTCCATGTAATACATGCACAGTTTCGAGCTATCGATGATGTAACAACGCTTGTCTGGGTTTTTACCTGAGATAGTCAAATCATCCAGTGTTGGATCATAAGCAAAAGTAAGACCGTTATAGTTAATCTCACCCATTGCAATGTTTTGACCTCGAGCAAAACCAGTTTGTGAGTAGTTACCGTTTCTACGTAGTTCGTCTGCAAGACGGTCTAAGAAAGCAGAACCACAAACTGCAATGTTTGGCTTACCGCCAAAACGCTTCAATTGACGCATTTCTGTATGTAGAGTTTCAATTAACTCTTGCCCAGTTGCGGTAGTTGAAATTGCTACGTTTGATCGGTTTCTCCACCATGTATTCGATACGGTAGATAGACCGCCAACCGTTGTACCAGTTGCCGATGGATCATCCAAAATCAATGTCTGGATACCAGCAATTGCGTTTGCGTCGGCTGTACCGTCGCCATAAAGAAAATCATTCATGCCTCGAGAATAACCTTCCATCATATCGTCTAGCTTATCTTGGAAAAGATTAGCTAAAACCGTCTGATCGCGGCCTGAGTGATTGCTTACACCAGCTGATGTAGTGCTTTCAGTAACGCTAATACCGTCCTTTTTAAGTTCGGTTAGTGTTAATGAAATACCAGCGTGATGCTCTTTCCATGCGTATGCAGCACGTTTGATGTTTGCTGGGTTTGCATAAGTCACTGTGTCGTTATGCGTATAACCAGAAACGGTTGTTGTGTATGTGCCTTTAACACCTACACTCAGTTCACCTTTACCACCTGGAAAGGTTTTAGCAGCTGCGTCCATTGCTTTTAGCAGCGGCTTGTCTTGTAAAGATTGAGAATACACTGTGCCTTTGTCGATATAGTAATCGAGGGCGGCGTTAGCGATGTTCTCAAGTTCGGCTGTTGAAAATGCCATTTTGACTTCCTAACGTTTTTAGGAGTTACCCATCGCCGCTGCAATCGCCTCTTGTAACGATTGGGGTTCTGGCGCTGGACTACCTCCAAGTTTACCACCAGACGCAGTTTTCATTGGCGTTCTATTACCAAATTTAGCATTATACTTTTCGTTCACTTGGTCGTAAGCAGTCTGCGCTAATTGGCGTAAATCTTCTGGATTTTGCGCTGTAAATTGCTGGCCGTTACTTCCTAGTTCCCACCTTAATGCTTGAACTCTTGCGTCAATTAGATCTTCTTTGAGTTCGTAGTCAGGGTCGTTCGCTCGGGCGTTTTCTTCCCATTCAGTTGCAACATTAGCTAAATAATTAACATGCTCTTGCTGCGCCTGATTTTGTTGCTGTTGCACCAGTGCTGCGTTCTGTTGCTTCTGCCATGCGGCATCTGCCCTAGATCGCGTTAATTCCCGTGCCGCACTTTCGTCTAAGTAACCATCGTCAACTTTGGCTTGAATATCAGCTGGCACAATAATACCAGCCGCTTGGGACAATTGTTGCACATAAGGTTTTAATGCTTTTAATGCGGCCATTGGGTCAGATTTCATTTTAGCCATAATATCTAAACCAATTGCTGCTTCATCACCGGACAGATTGTTCTCCGCCAAGTAATCTTGCATTATATTAAACTTGTCTGCGCTTTCTTTTGCTTCATTCCGTTGTTGTACTAGTTCCTTAAAACGAGGGTGCTTGTGAAACGGTAATTTGCTATAATCTTCTTCCTGATCTGCTAACTCAACGTCAACTTCACTTTCAGTAGATTCCGCTGCAACTACTTCCCTTTCTTCTTCCTCGTTCTCAGAGTGCGACTCTGTTTCCTCGTCGGGCTGCACAGCGTCTTGTATGACACTAAGCAGATCCTCCTCAGTTTCGCTTTCAACGGGTGACGACTCCGCATTTTCGTCCTCGATTATATCTTCAGCCTCGGTGGACGTTTCCGATGCTGTGGTTTCATCAACCATATTAGCGTCCTTCCTTCTATCTGCATTTTACCGCTGTTGATCGCAACAATCAACAAACAGTAAAAAAATTACTGGTTATTCGCCCCCATTGGTGCAACACCTCCCGAACCAGAGGGCAACTGCCTTGGTGCATTATCCGCACCGCCTCCTGGCGCACCAGCTAACGCTGGATCACCAGTTCCTTGTCCTTGTCCTTGGTTCATAGAAACAATTGAAGGAATTTTGTCTGTAAACGCTGAATCTAAATCTAATTTATCATCAAGACGTTTTAACAATTCTTTTGCTAACCATTTTGGATCAATACCAGGAATTTGCAG